CTACTGATATATGGACAAATCTTGATTGGGAGCCAAAACCAATGTGTAAAAACGGCGATAGCTGTCACGAGTCGGCACCCAGAGGAAGTCGTACGGGTACTCAAGGAATGAAAAATGCTTACGAGAAATCAAAAGTACCACACGAGTTATGTAAGGAATTACTACTTTTAAGTCATAAATCGTTGATTTAATTTAATTAGTATATATTATGAGCTTATGGCTAATAACAAACCTTATAAACTCTTAGACACCCAACTAACAGAACGTTTACTAAACGCAATAAGATTAGGCTCTTATATTGAGCATGCTTGTTATTACGCAGGAATAAATGCAAGTACCTTTAGAATGTGGCGTAAAAAAGCAACAGAGGGAATTGAGCCTTATAAGTCTTTTTGGGTTGAAGTTACTAAAGCTGAAAGTGAAGCGATCGTTAGAAGATTAGGAAGAATAGAAAAAGCAGGACAAGACGGCAATTGGCAAGCAGACGCTTGGGTTTTAGAACGTAAATATCCAGATAAATTTGGTCGTAGAGATAGACTAGAGCTATCTGGGGACCCAAACGCACCTATAGAAATTGAATTAAATTGGTCGGACGGCGCTAAATTAGACCGAGAAAACGAAATAGTAATACAGAAAAACGAGGAAGAAGAATGAAGCAGGGTTTTGTAGAACATTCAGGAGAAAGCGATAGCGTTGAATGGTACACACCACCCAATATTTTTGAAATACTTGATTTAGAGTTTGATTTAGATCCAGCAAGCCCAGAAAATAAGCCAGAATATATTCCTGTTAAAAACTGGTACTCAATAAAAGATAATGGTTTAGAAAAAGATTGGTATGGTAGAGTTTGGTTAAACCCACCATACAGCAGAAAAGAAATGGGTTTATGGTTAGAAAAATTTATAAATCACGGAAACGGAATTGCTTTATTATTTAATCGTAGCGACACTAAATGGTTTCATCAATGGGCTATTAAATCAGACGCTATATTGTTTAAAAAAGGGAGAATAAAGTTTTTATTAAACGGGGAAGGGAAAGGATCATCTCAAGCGCCAAGTATTTTTCTTGCTATGGGGGAAGAATGCTGTAATGCTATTAAAAAGTTTGAGGGATTATATGTAGATTTAAGGGAAAAGAATGATAATACACTATAAAAAAGGTAAAACAGACGTTTATAGGTTTAAAGCTAAAGATTTTGATATGTTACTTCCTGCTATGTATGATGTTAAATTTGAGGAAATAACGTCTAAAAACTCTAAAATAGCGTCTTAAAAAAAGAAAGCAATACAACAGCTAATTACTTCAATACTGTTTCTAATGCTTTTTTAAGATTTTCATTACTAAAAAACGCAATAAAATTAACGTCAGCAATACAGCAATAACACAGCCTAATGCTTTAATACTGTAAAAACTGTGCCTAATGCTGTAAATACAGTATTATTATCAGCATTGAAGCAATACACTGCTTTATTACTGTAAATTATGGAAACTGAATTAAATAGCGATATAAACACCAGAAAGTATAAGGTTACACTACCTCAATTACATGAGGGACAAACAGAAGTAGCCATGAGTAATGCACGTTTTAAAGTCTTATCAGCAGGCAGGCGTTGGGGTAAAACAAGATTAGGCGTTTGGTTATGTTTAGAAAAGGCATGGCAAGGAAAAAGGTCTTGGTGGATAGCACCAACATACGCTATGGCTTTAGAGGGTTGGAAAGATTTAAGAAATATAGGTGTTGAATACGGAACAGTGATCAAAGAAAGTGAAAAAACTATTATTACGCCAACAGGTGGTATGGTTTCAATACGTTCAGCAGACAATCCAGATAGATTAAGAGGTGCAGGGCTTGATTTTGTTGTGCTTGATGAGTGCGCTTTTATGAAAGAAAACACATGGGCAGAGGTAATAAGGCCTACGTTAACAGAGAGGCAAGGTGGAGCTTTATTTATTAGTACACCAAAAGGTTTTAATTGGTTTGAAAAGATATTCCATGACGCAGAGAATAGAGATGATTGGGAAAGGTGGCAATTACCTACTTCTACTAATCCGTATGTTCCTGGATCTGAAATAGAAATAGCTAGAAAAGAAATTGGATCGTATTTATTTAGTCAAGAATATTTAGCTGAATTTGTTGAATTAACAGGTGGTATGTTTCAGACAAATTGGTTTAAAAGGTTTAGAATGAAAGATATAACTGAACTTAATGACGAGGGAAATTATGAAACTAATAAATATTGCATACTTGAAGATGAGAGATGTTTGGATAACTCAATCGGAAAATTTGCGACTGTGGACCTTGCGACTTCTACAAAAGAGCAAGCAGATTATACAGTCGTTACTATCGCTGGGGTTACGCCAAAAAGTAATGTCTTGGTTTACGAAGTTTTTAGGAAAAGACTAGAAGCACCAGACATCATTCCTGTTCTTAAAAGATTTCTAAATGAATACAATTTAGACTATATAGGAATAGAAAGGGCAGGTTATCAATTAGCTTTAATTCAAATAGCAAGAAGAGAGGGACTTCCTGTTAGAGAATTAAAAGCAGATCGAGATAAAGTAAGTAGAGCTATGCCTTTATCTGCTCGTATGGAACAAGGGCAAGTCCATTTTTTAGAAAATGCTTTATGGTTTGATGATTTGGAAAGAGAGATGTTGCAATTTCCAGAGGGAGAACATGATGACCAAGTGGATAGTTTGGCTTATGCTATTTTAGAAACACAAGCAGGTAGAAAATGGTTCGCTTACTAACAATTTACGCTATTTTATACTACTATTTAGATATTGAATACTTTTAATTAAAAGGAAACGAGTTGGTAGAAAGAAGAAAAATTTCAGATGTAATCTTTGGAAAGCAAACTGAAACAAAAAGAAGCACAGGTTATAATTTCTTTAGAGATGATCCAGCAGAAAGTGTTTTTGGAAGTCAATTTATACAAGGATATAATACAAGTGCAGGGAATTGGAACGTTAGTGGATTGGGAAACGGTGAGTCTAATAGTGCTGTTACTGCTTGTTTACAACTTCTTGGCTTATCTTTTTCTGAAGCGACTTTAGATGTTTGTGCTATAAATTCAGAAGGTCAAAAAGAAATAATACCAAACCACCCATTATCTTTATTGTTACGCAGACCTAATCCGTTTATGAGTGGTGATGTAGTACAACAATATTTAATTAATGGTATGCACGTATCTGGTAATGCTTATTTGTTAAAACAAAAAAACGAAGCAGGACAATTAGTTGCTTTATATCCTTTAATGCCAGAAGATGTAACACCGAAAGGCACTAAGGAAGAATTAATAACTCATTATGAATATGAAACAGGGGGAGAAAAACTTTACATAGACCAAAAAGACATAGCACATTTTAAACTTGGCCTTGATCCTAAAAATTATAAAAAAGGATACAGCCCATTAAATACAGTATTAAGAGAAATCTTTGGGGACGAAAGCGCAGGGCAAATGGCTACTGCATTATTATCTAACATGGGTGTTCCAAGTGTAATGATCACACCAAAAGATGAATTTGGACCTACACCAGAAGAAGCAGAACAAATATCAAAATCTTACCAACAAAAAGTTTCTGGTAAAAATAAAGGCAAGCCATTAGTGATGAGTGGTGCTATGAATATAGAAAAATTAGCATTTAGTCCAAAAGATTTAGACATTGGATTATTAAGGCAAGTACCAGAAGAAAGAATATCTGCTGTGTTAGGAGTACCAGCTATTCTTGCTGGTTTAGGTGCAGGATTAAAGCATGCTACTTATTCAAACGCTAGAGAATTAAGAGAATTTTTTACTGAAAATAAGTTGATCCCTTTATGGAGAATGGTAGGAGAAGAAGTTACTCAACAAATCTTATTAAAGGATTATGAAGATAGCTCATTGTATCAAGCAGAATATGACTTCTCAGACGTGAGGGCCTTACAAACAGACCAAAATGATTTAGTTAATAGATTAAATACTGGCGTACAAGGTGGTTGGATAACAGTTGCTGAAGCACGAGAACAAGTAGGACTACCAACAACAGAAGAACAAGAAGTTTATTTACTTGGAATGAATGTAATACCAACACCTGCTAATTTAGAAATTCCTAAACCAGAAGTAACTAACGATCAACAGACACCAGAATATACACCAGAAGCTGCAACAGAAACAGAAGATGATGACAACAAAGGACAAAAAGTAATTAAGAAAATTGAAGATCAATTCTGTGTAATAGCAGAAGATAGTGGTAGAAATATGGGTTGTTACGCAACAAGAGAATTAGCTGAAAGAAGATTAAGACAAATATCCAGATATAGCAACGATCCAAAAAAAAATAAAAAGATAGAAGATACTTATTCATTTACAGCTGACGGTAGCCGAGTGCATAATACATGGTTAGAAAAAAATGAAGATGAAGAAGAAGAATAATTACGACAGCGCAAGGGAATTAATAAACAGAAGAAACCAATTAAGAGATTTAGATTGGGATAAAAGAACTTCTCGCTTTGAAAGAGCAGAAGTTAAAGATGATATTTGGAAATCTTATAATGAACTTTTAAGTAATTGGGATTTTGTTATGGCTGAAGCATATTATCAAAATTTAAAAGGTCAAGTTAGAGCAATCAACAAAACATTAGCCGAAAATCCACCTAACATATCTGGCATAATACCTTTATTAAATAGCGTGATAGACGGAAATAGTAAAAGTTGGATAGAGAATGTAACACCTTTATATGAAAGTTTGGCTATTGATTTCGCTTATTTACAAGTAGAACTTTTATTACCAGATGAATTTAAAGAAAATTATGTATATACAGAAGCAGAACAAGAACAAATTTTAAGATCCAGGCGAAGATTACCAAGACAAACAATAATAGCAGAGGGATTTCACCCAAGAAGAAAGAGAGGTCAAGCAATCCCTTTAAATAGAAATAGTTACAACAGAGCAGCCAAATCATTTATAGAACAAAGGTTAAATACTTACGTTCCAGACATGAGTAAAACTATGAAAAAAAACTTAAACACATCTTTAAGAAAATCAATAGATCAAGCAAATAATTTAGGTTTAACTGGATCTAAATTTAATGATTTTGTAAGCAAAGGCATATCAGATAGTTTAGGTAAAAAGAATTTGGGAAGAGCCATGAATATAGCGAGAACAGAAACAACTGCTTTAAGTAATTGGTCGTTAAATCAAAGCGCAAAACAAACAGGACTTATTTTACAAAAAGAATGGATAACAAGACGAGACGGACTTGTTAGAGACGCTCATGCTTTTATGGACCTTATAAGAGTAAATCAAGAAGAAGATTTTTCAGTACAAGGTTATTTTATGAATTATCCAGGGGATAGTAGTAAAGGAGCTCCTGCTGGACTAGTATGTAATTGTAGATGTTCTATGATTTTTCACGAAGTTAGGATATAATAGGAGATTATTATGAGTAAAAATTTACAACACAAAGAAGTTAAATTAACAACTACCAACGAGGTAGAGGGGAAAGTTGAAGCAGTATTTTCAGTTTTCAATGAGATAGATAGCGACGGAGACGTAGTCAGGCCAAATTCAATTAAATCTGGATATGGTGATCGTGGCGTAGCTATGGTTTGGGCTCACGATTGGAAAGACGTAATCGGTAGAGGTCAAATAATACAAGAACAAGACAGGGCTGTGTTTAAAGGTCAATTCATTATGGACACCGAAAGAGGAAGAGACGCTTTTAACACAGTTAAAGCTATGGGCGATTTACAACAATGGTCTTTTGGCTATGAAGTCATGGAAAGTGAAAATGGTACTTTTAAAAAAGACAATGAAGAAGAAGTAGAGGTTAGATACTTAAACGAAGTAAAAGTTTGGGAAGTATCACCAGTGTTGGTTGGAGCTAATCAAAACACCGAAACAGTTCTAGTTAAAGAACAATCTGATATAGAAGAAATAAAAGAGCCAACAGGAACAAGATTTAGCACAGACGTTGATGAGTTGCTTATCAAGTTATCAGCAGTGTTAAAGCGTGCTAAGGAGCTTACTGCCTTACGCATATCAAAAGAAAAATTATTGTCTGATGAGTCTACTGAGGTTTTATCTGAGTTACAGGACAGCTTACAAGAAGTCTATCAAGATATAGATAGTCTTTTAGACGTAGCAGGTGCTGAAAGCGAAGATAAAGAAGAATTAGACGATACGACAATTCTTTTAGAAACAGAAAAAGTCCTATTGGAAACAATGGACGAGGAATTGTAGGAGATTATGAGTAAATTAGGAACACTCAAAAAGGAACTACAAGAGCTTAGAGAAAACACTCTTAACGAGTTCAAAGATGTTGAAACAACAGACTTTGATAGTGAAAAAAAAGAAGAGTGGGCTAAGAGAAACGAAAGAATGTCTGAATTAGTAGATCAAATAAAAGAAGCTACTAAAATTGAGACCGAAAAATCCAAAATGGAAGAGGCAGTTGAAGCTGGAAAAGCAGTAGAGCCAAAAGCAATACACGCTGAAAAAGTTGAAGCACCTAAAACATTAGGACAATCTTTCTTAGAATCTGACGCTTACAAATCTTTTATGGAAACAGGAATTAAAAATGTTAAATCTGAACTCAAGTGGGATCCAAGAGTAGAAACTAAAACTACTGTAACTGAAACTACTTGGCCTCCAGGTGTTGTAAGAGCACCTAGGATCCAAGAGTCTGCACAGTTAGATCCGTATGTTATTCCAGCTTTAATAGATACAATTACTACTGACCAATATCAGTACAAGTATCTTGAGGAAACTACATATACTAACAACGCAGCTCCAACAGCCGAAGGAAGCGCACTCGGTGAAAACGCTTTAGCTTTCACAGAGAGAACAGAGGAAATCAGAAAGATTGGTGCATTTATTCCAATGACTGAAGAACTTTTAGCTGACGTTTCAGCTGCACAAGGTTACATTGACAGTAGATTAAGGTTTATGGTAAGACAAACAATTTCCGACCAAATAATCGGTGGTTCAGGCTCGGGCGTGAACTTAACTGGTATTCTCAACAAGACTGGAATTAATTCATTTAACTATTCTTCTTTTAGTGGAAACTTAAAGAGAATTGGGCAAATTTTTGAAGCTATAACAGAAATTCAAAAAGACGCTTTTATGAACCCAGACGCGATCGTAATGCACCCATCAGATTGGTATCAAGTCGTTACTGAAGTTAATGCAGTTACAACAAGTGGAGCTTTAAATCCATTATTTGTTGGAGCTGGTAGCTTCGGAGACGCTGTTACACCAAGATTATGGGGTGTTCCAGTTGTTAGTTCAACTGAAACTTCAGCAGGAGATTGCTTAGTTGGTGTATTTGGCGGAGGTCAAGCTATCCATATTGTTGCAAGACAAGGAATGGAAGTAGCTATGTCCGATAGCCATGATGAAAACTTTGTAAAAGATATTATTGTTATGAAAGCAACTGTAAGAATGGGCTTGCCTATTTATAGAGCTACTGCTTTCGCTAAAATAACAAACTTCTAAGATAACTTAGAAAAATGACTTTGGTAACTCGCTCTAGCTTTAATGGCAAGGGCGAGTCCAATGTCGGAAAGAAAATGATGAAATTAAAAAAAGATGTTTATATAAATGACGCAGGAAAAATAGCTGAAGCCAAACATGGTGAAATGCCAAAAGGTTGGGCTAAAGGAAAACTACTCGGCGTTGCTGGATCTGAAGTATCAGACGCACAAGCAAAAGAGTGGGGACTTGGAACTAAAGCTAAAGCACCTGCTGAAAATAAAGGAAAGTAAAACCTTATGGCCATTACTAATGGCTACTGCACGCTTGCAGAGTTAAAAACTTACTTAGGTTTAAGTGGTAGTGGCCAAGATTCTAATTTAGAAAGCGCAGTTGATAGTGCTAGTAGAGAAATAGACGCTATTTGTGGTAGGTTTTTCTTTCAAACAAGTTCAGATACTAAATATTTTACACCTATCAATCCATTATATTTAGATGTTCCAGACATATCTTCGCCAAGTGGCTTAGCAGTTTTAATAGATACTTCTGATGACGGAACACACGATACAACGCTAACAATAAATACAGATTTTTATACTAAACCATTAGACGCAGGGAACGAAGTTGCAGGACTTCAATATCAGCCAATAACTCAAATCACTATATTAGATACTCGTTCATCAGAACGATTTGACTCAACAATAGT